GGTACATTCTGTATCATTTTAGATTTATATATTTTCACCTAGCTGTTTAAACTTCTTGATATCCCAATATCCTCAGGCTGACAGACTGGGTATGTAATGCAAATGTTAATCTGCGTAGGGGGGTCTATATTAAGTATGTACCTATAAAATTAAATGCATCTAATGTACAAATAAACACACTAAATAAGTACCACTATATATAGTATGTTTTAGTTGACTTACTACATCTAGTAGGTGAACTATCACAGTAATACTGTTTATCGTTTACTTGCTTTAAAGTGTTCTTACACTCTTTACATTTCTTCAATATAACCTATTTTACTCTTGGTTTTCTCTTTTGGGCGTGAACAGGCATATGGGGTAGTAAGTTTGAAAAATTATTTTTCTGGTGTCCTTGGGTAGCTTACTTGTCTTTCTAGTTGGTCAGGTTTCCCTGGTAAGCCTTTCGTGCTCCTGATGCCCACTTCACCTGTAACACCATACTTATAATTTTTTTTTGTACACTTGAGATAATAACAGAACTTCTCTAGTATACAAGTAACAGATAAATACCCCTTTATCGTGTACATACATATAAGCCCTAGCTAGTTCTAGGGTGTCCAAAATAAAAAATTTTTTTAAGCCTTCGGCTCCTGTAAACCCTCAGGCTTCTTCCTTCCTTTGATTCTTGGAAAGGTTTTTGGTTTATGATTATTACAATGTTTGAATTTGTTATACTTAGAAATAATTGTGGAGCAATCTTTTTGAACACAGGTTCTTCCACTACTATATGTAGTAGAGGGTTTATGATTAGGATATGCTTTTCCTTTGATATAATCACTCATAAGTAAAGTATAGGAGGAGAAAAGATGCCTAAGGGTAATTACTCATACAAAAAAGGTATGAAGAAAAACAAAAGTAATCGTAGAAAAAAAAGATAATGAAATGTGAAGGACCTCGTTGTCAAAAGAAAGTTCCTTCTGGAAAAAGGAAGTTCTGTTCTACAAAGTGTAGAAGGGCTGCCCAGTACCAGAGAAGTAAAAAAACAATTCAAGAAGTACCTGGAGAGAAACTTCGTGGACAACACTATGAAAGATTTGTAGAAGAGTTTGCTCCTTTAATTGATAAAAAGGAAATGACTCACAAAGAAGTAGCTGAGATACTAGAAGTAAACAAATCTAGTGTTACTCGTATGTATAGTGCATACAAAGAAGATAAAATAATTTTAAAAGCCCAGGAGAACTGGGAAGCTCCATCTGAAGCAACTAAGTCCTTAAAAAGTTTTAAAGAGTTTAGAGATTTATATTTCAGAACAGAAACTGGAGATAGATATGAAACTGCAGACTTTCACGAAAAATGGATTAACTCAATTATAAAAGCTATAGAAGAAGGTGGAGAACAAATGATTCTCTCACCACCACGACACGGAAAGACTGACCTACTTACTCACTTTGCTGTATGGCAGATTTGTAAAAATCCAAACATAAGAATTATGTGGGTTGGTGGTAATGAAGAAATATCTAAGAACGCAGTAGGAGCTGTACTTGACCATTTAGAAAACAATGAAACTTTAAAAGAAGATTTCTGTGGACCAGGTGGACAGTTCCAACCTAAAGTTAGAAGTGGTAAGTCCTGGTCATCAGGACAGTTTACTGTAGCTAACAGAACTGTAACTGGTATTAAATCACCAACTATGGTTGCTGTAGGTAAAGGTGGAAAGATTCTTTCAAGAGATTGCGATTTGATTATTGCTGATGACATTGAGGACCACGGAACTACTGTACAACCAAGTGCCAGGGAACAAACAAGACAATGGTGGACTACAACTCTTTCTTCAAGAAAAGAGGAACATACAGCTGTTGTAGTAATTGGTTCAAGACAAAACCCAGAAGATTTATATAACTTTCTTTTAGAGAACCCTGAAATGAAAACAATAGTAGAAGAAGCTCATAACTCAGAATGTGTATTACCTGAAAATGAAATAGATAAACATATTGACTGTATGTTGTGGGCAAGTAAGAGAAGTTACAAATGGTTAGTGTCAAGAAAGACTGCAGCTGAAACCACAGGTGGTAAAGCTATCTTTGAAATGGTTTATTTAAATAAAGCCTTTGTTGATGGTATTACTATGTTTAACTCAGAAGATATAGACCAATGTAGAGATGTTAATAGAAGGATAGGACATATTCCTGCAGGTACTCATTTGATTGCTGGACTTGACCCTGCATCTACAGGATTTCAAGCCTGTGTCTTATGGGCTGCTAATCCAGATACTGGAGCTTTGTATCTAGTAGATATTGAAAACGAAGAAGGTGGTGGAATTATCCAGGCAAGAGAGTCTATTAAGAAATGGTATGAGATGTATGGTTTAGCTCACTGGGTTATTGAAGAGAATGGATTTCAGAAAGCTATTAGACAAGATGACAAGATAAAAGATTACTGTGCAAGGTTTGGTATCTATACAGAAGGACACCAGACACAGAGAAATAAGTTTGACCCAATCTTTGGTGTTGGCTCTATGGCTCAACTTTTTAAAGAGCAGTTGATTAATTTGCCATATGGAGATACAGATTCTGAAATTAAGAGTAATATATATCGTAGACAACTAATTTATTTTTCTTCTGCTGCTAATAAAGCTAAGAGTAATAAAGGGTACAAGTCAGATGTTGTAATGGCATCTTGGTTTCCTTTGAAAGTTATTAGAAGGTTAGGTAAAGAACGCTTAGCTGAGGTAGGATTAGAGTATAAACCAAGTTATGGAGAGTGGGATATTAGTAATATAAACGAAGCTCCGTGGAGTTAATATGAACGCAAGTGAATTACAAGATAAGATAACGCAACTACATTACGACAATCAAGATGCTTACGCAACAAGAGGTCGTATTCGTTCAATTATGAATGGTGGACCTTCAGGTATTATGGCTTTACTTGGAGACCAGATAAAAGGATTTCAGGATTGGCAAGTACCAGTTCCTAACTTAATGTCCACAGGATTAGAACACTTAGCTCAAAAAATAGGTCGTATTCCTAACCTTAAAGTAGATGTTCCTAATGATAAAGATTCTGAAAGAGCTAGAAGGAAAGCAGAAAAAATTTCAAGAATCGTTACAGCATATGATGAAGTACAAAGATTAGATGTACAAATGCCACAAGTAGGTAGATGGCTACCTGGTTATGGTTTTGCTGTTTGGGTTATTAGAGAAAGAAAAGATGCTAATGGTAATCCTTATCCTATAGCAGAACTTCGTGACCCTTATAATTGTTTTCCTGGTTACTTCGGTGCAGACCAACAACCAAAAGATTTATCTATAATTCGTAGAGTTCCTAAAGATGCGTTAGCACAAGTCTATCCAGGGTTTAAAGAACAGATTTATTCAAAAGATAAAACTACTGGTTTATCTATTGGTAGTGGTTCAGCTTCACCTTATACAGATTCTTATGCAGGTTCTTGGGCTAACTCAAACGGACAAGGTGATTTAATATCAGAATATTACAATGAAGAAGGAACTTATATATTCCATATGTCATCAGGAACAATATTTGATTTTATTCCTAATCCATTACAGAGTGGTCCTGCTTTCGTTGTAGCAAAGAAATTTTCATTTGACCAGCTACAAGGACAGTATGACCAAATAATTGGATTAATGGCAGCTATGGCAAAGATTAATGTTATGAGCATTATTGCTATGGAAGATGCCGTATTTACAGAAACAAACATTTCAGGTGAACTTGAATCAGGACAATATAGAAAAGGCAGATTTGCTGTAAACTATTTAGCTCCTGGTACACAGGTTTCTAAACCTGCATCAAATGTTCCTTATCAGATTTTCCAACAGATAGACAGAATAGAAAGACAGCTTAGAGTTGGTGGAGCATATCCAGTAACTGATGATTCTCAATCTCCACTTAGCTTTGCTACTGGTAGAGGTTTAGAAGAACTAGGTGCATCTATGTCATTAATGATTAGAGAATATCATACCATTATGGCTGATGCTATAGAGCAGACAGATGCTAAAAGACTTGAGTGGGATGAGATGATGTACCCAGGTAAGAAGAAACAATTATCTGGATATAAAGATAATAAATTCTTTTCAGAAACTTATGAACCTCTTAGAGATATTTCAAAGAACTATAAGACTAGAAGAGTCTATGGTGCTATGGCTGGTTATGATGAACCACAGAAGATAGTTACAGGGCTGCAACTTCTTAATGCTGGTATTATTGATAGTCAAACTCTACAAGAAAACCTTGATGGTTTAGATAACATTGTTAGAGTTAATGAAAGAATTGCTAGAGAGAAAGCAGATAAGATTTTATTTGAAACTCTCTTAACACAGGCACAACAAGGTGACCCTAAAGCAACAATGGCTGTAATTCAGATAAGAAAGAATCCAGGAGATATGCAAAATATTTTAGATAAGTTTTATACAGCTGAAGAGCCAGAGGTCACTGTTGAAGAACAAGCTATTCTAGGTGCTGAGCAACCCTTGCCACCACAAGGAGCTCCACCTAGCATAGCTCAAGTACTACAAGGAACAGTGTGATAATGGAGTTCAATAAGAAGTTTGCAGAGATAGTTCATAATTCGTTGTTTGATGTTGATGAGAATGGTGATGATATATTGTTAGAGGCTACTTTTAATGAGCCTAAGATTTATACAGACCAACTACCTCCAATGGTTTTTCCTTTTGGTTATATGATTATTAGTTCAACATTTGCTTTCTATGATGAGGAAGAAGAATGAGTAGGTTTACTGGAAAAACAGGTCCAGAAGTAAAAAAGACAGAACTTAATGTTCCTCCTGCAGGTCGTAATTATGTAGCACAATCTGATGCTCAATATTTTCCTTATAGTCAAAAACAACGAATGGAAAATTTTATAGAAGAAACACCAGTAGTTAAAAATGAAATAGTTACTGAAGGTGTTTCTAAAATTGTAGACCCTCAAGCACAAAAGCAATTAGACTTAAACCCTTTTGCTCCTACTAATAGAGAGTTTGAACCAGTAACAATGGGGTTAGGTGGAAAGCCAAAACAGATGGACACTACACGAGAATTAATCGTAGAGATGTACGCATTAACAGGTGATATAAACTTAGCTAGATTATTGAGATAATGTCATATTCAATATTTGATAGTGACATTGTTGAAGATGAAACAACTAAGAAACTCCAAGATAAAGCTAATATGCCTCCTATTGCTACAAAAGAGATGGCAGAACAAGCAGCAGCTATTGCTAATAAATATCCTACATTACCTCCAGGTGCAGTAGTAGGAGCTGCTCGTTTAAACATCTCACCTGATGACCCAAGACTACAACAGATTGTTATTCAAGATTCAATTATTAAAGAAGAAGAAGGATATGGTGCTTTAAAGACAGCTGGTAAATTTGCTAAAGAAAAAACTAAAGCAGGTTTTAGAGGATTGTTTTTAGGTTTTCAATCAGCTTGGGAAGAAGGACTACCAGAAAAAGTTAGATACTTAGAAGCTAGACAACAAGGTATGAGTCACGAAGAAGCTACAGCTGCTTCTGAAACAGAATTGTTTATACCTGCACTTAAAGGTGGTGACATAGGTACTGGAGTATTTTTAGGAAGTACAGACCCAACAACAACAGATGAATATAAAAACTTAGTTGAGTCTGGAGTAAGTCCAACAGATGCTAGACAGTTTGTTATAGATAATATTCTTGGTCCTCAGATTTATGAAGAGCAAAGAAAGAAAGCTGAAACAGGAGTACAGTTTCAAGGAGAGAGAAGAGCAAAGTTTGAAGCAGCAGGTGTTGCTCCTACAGTTACTATTGGTCGTTGGTTGTTTAAACCATTTGATGAAATAGTAGAACCAGGAACTAAAGCATACAGTTACATAACTGGAACTATAGATGCACTTGCTCAAATATTTGCTGACCCTACAGCGTGGTTTACGGCTGGTTT